TCGATTTGTAAAAAATAATAATGTTATATCTGATATGGTTATATTTACTTCCGAAGATGGTGGTATTTATAACAATTTAAAAAAACTAATAGCAGATGTAAGCGGTTTTATAGCTTTGGATGCTGTTATTGATAATTTTTTTGATATTGTTCCGCAGTTAATATCCAGCCAAACACTAGAAACCGGACGTGTTAATTATACAGATGGGAGTACAACATCAGGCGGCTTTCATTATAAAATTTCTTTTAATAAAGGGGAATATAAAAAAATCAAAGTGAGAATATATTCTCCTTATATTGGAGGTGAAACTAATATAGGTTATGCATTTAAATCTTCAGAAGGAACATATATAAGTGGAGGAACGGCAAAATTTTTAGAAGGGAATGCAATGTATTCAATGGAAATAATAGATGTGCCTGAAAATGCAGAAATGTTTGTAAACACAGCACCATCGGATAAAAATATACCAGAAGGGATTGTTTTTATAAAAAGCGGATTGATAGAAAGTGTTTTATCAGAAATTGATGCTATAAAAAAAGATGTAGCTATTAATTTAAAATCTGCTGAAAATTTAACCATGGGGTTATCTGCAACTCAAAAAATTGTAGGACTTAAAAAAGCAGTAGAATTATCGTTTGATACAGCTTATCAAATGGTAGAACTTCCATTTCTTATCAATTCAGGAGAAAAAATTTGTCTTTATGGAGATGTATCCACGATTACTTGTA